CAATGGGCCTAAATGGACTTGAACCATCGACCTCACGCTTATCAGGCGTGCGCTCTAAACCAGCTGAGCTATAGGCCCATATAAAAGCGGGTAACGAGAATCGAACTCGCGACAACAGCTTGGAAGGCTGTGGTTTTACCACTGAACTATACCCGCATAATATTAAGTTAAATGGCGCGGGACGGAATCGAACCGCCGACACACGGAGCTTCAATCCGTTGCTCTACCAACTGAGCTACCGAGCCAAAAACGGTCCGTACGAGACTCGAACTCGTGATCTCATCCGTGACAGGGATGCGTCCTAAACCAACTAGACCAACGGACCAACAATTGCGGGGGCTGGATTTGAACCAACGACCTCCGGGTTATGAGCCCGACGAGCTACCAGACTGCTCTACCCCGCGATAATAAAAGGAGGATGAGGGATTCGAACCCTCGCGTCGCTCTCACGGCCTAGCGGTTTTCAAGACCGCCCCCTTCAGCCACTTGGGTAATCCTCCATAATGTAAATAATAACAATCCATCACAGATAGTTGATGGACCTTGTAGGACTCGAACCTACGACCGGGCGGTTATGAGCCGCTTGCTCTAACCAACTGAGCTAAAGGTCCAAAACAGCCAGTCAATCGCGGCGGGGGGAATCGAACCCTCGACCTCCCGGGTATGAACCGGACGCTCTAGCCAGCTGAGCTACACCGCCAAAATATGTAACTAATTACCATTAGATACAATCGGGAAAACAGGATTCGAACCTGCGACCCCCTGGTCCCAAACCAGGTGCTCTACCAAGCTGAGCTATTTCCCGAAAAGTGCACCCAGAAGGAGTCGAACCTTCAACCTTCTGATTCGTAGTCAGACACTCTATCCAATTGCGCTATGGGTGCATAAGAAGTGCCGAGGACCGGGATCGAACCGGTACGGTTATCACTAACCGCGGGATTTTAAGTCCCGTGCGTCTGCCAATTCCGCCACCCCGGCATTATAGAATTGACAAAGCGGAAGACGGGATTCGAACCCGCGACCCCCACCATGGCAAGGTGATGTTCTACCACTGAACTACTTCCGCAAATGTTTATTTAAATTCGCTGATAACGTATCAACAGTTATATATATTACCGATAAAAACGTTTAATGTCAATACTAATTTTATATTTTCGTCAATTATTCCGATATTTATTAATTTTGACCTGAATGAAACCAACTTGGCATATTGCCTCAAGCTGACATCTGGAAGCGGTTGCTGAATAGCGTTATAATTAAGACAAAAGGCTAATATAGTGATATATAGTTTTTTATAGTGCTCGAAAACGCATATTGCCGTCATCTAATGATATATAGTGATATATAAATTTTCTAACCGTTGCACTTTTCGTTGCACAAAAAGCGGCCGTCATTTGACGACCGCTTTTTATTTTTTATTTTGCTTAATCAAAATACATGTCATAAATTTGCTCAACAAGTTCTTCTTAACAATAAATTCAAAAAATAAAAGAGCCCTAGCTATCATGCCAGGACTGTCTTTTATTATTCGGTTACATCTATTAATGATAGGTCTGAAATCTGGCCGGCTAATGATTCACAATCGATTTTTTCCAGCGGGAAAGAAAGTGCTTAGTGTTAATGCTATATCCTTGATATAACCGCTCTGATTGCCAAATTTCAGCGTGTAAATCATACCATCGGTAAATTCAGCCGTTCATCATTAACAAGCGCTATGACGTTAATAGTGCGGTCTGTGTCATCGACTTTGATTACTCGTGGATAAAAAAATAGTTGTTCCATTATATATGCTCCCTTTTGGTACTAAAAAAAGACCTAGCCGTTAAGCTAGGTCTAATCGTTATTTGAAAGTGCCGTAAGGCTCACCAGTGTTAGCGTTTCGGCATACCAGATAGCCGTATTGACCGTTGCCACGTGGTTGACGCAGCCAAACGAACCCGTTATGACGGCTCCATGCGTCATACTTAACCACGCTACCAGCTGGTAAGACTGCGATTGACGTTGCGGTTACTTTAGCACCCCAACGCAGATGAAGTGCCGTTGTACTCGTGAACGTGCCACTTTCAGCGTGCCATTCATCGCCTAGTGCGTCCTCCCAGACCGTTTCAGTGGGCTTGTTAGCCGGTTGTGCAGGCTGTTCCGGTTGCTTAACTTCGCTTGGGTTAAACAGTGCCAAAGCGTTGTCAGTCAGCGTGATAGACCCGTCAACCTTGTAGCCTAACAGGTTATCAGTGTACTGCCATGCGTCAACATAGTTGGCACTTGGGAAATAGTTAAAGTTAGGCTCTTTGCCGTCTGCTTTACCGTTTGCCAATACGTATGCAGCAAGCCAAAAGAAATCGCAGTGTGGGTGGATTGCTTCCAGATCAAACTTAGGCAGCAAATATTTGTAGGTATAAAAACCGGTATGATAGCCGGCGTTGCGCAGCGTGTCAAGGAACACGATAACGCTTGACGTTGGCATGTTATTAATTTCAGCGTCAAGGACTAACAACGTGCCAGGCTTTACGTTAGCCTTTGCCTTAGCGTTGGCGATGAAGAACTCGGCTTCCGCCTTTGCTCCAGAATCATTGGTGAACTGTCCGAAATGATAGAACGCAAAGCCGTTAACACCGCCCGCAGCAGCGTTATTTACTTCGCTTTGGATATAAGGGTTGACGTAGTTAGTGCTTTCTGTAACCTTAACGATTGCTTTAGTAGCGCCGATTGCGCGGTAATCGTTAGCGGTCAGATTGGCTTGATAACTAGCCAAATCAATCATGATTTCGCGTGCCATTTTTGACCTCCTCGTTCTTGTCTTCGTGAACATACTCATCGCTTAACTTGTAGATATACTGCTTGACGAAATCGGGAACGGGTACGCCCATTTGCCCCAGATTTTCAATGATCGAAACAGCATAGAAAAGCACATAAAAGATAATCAGCGTGTCGCCAGCACTCCGAAAGCCGTTGATGTCTAACATAGGGTACAGCGTGATAATGATCAGCAACAATGCCCCGTGCCGAATCAAGCCATCAGTGCCTTTACGACTGCTTGTTTTCTTGGTAACTAAAGACTTCAAAAATCCCGTGATAATGTCAGCAACGACAATCCAGACGAACAGCCACACGATTTTGTTATCGACAAGCATATGCAAGTGTTCAATATATTGCATATGGTATGGCACGTCTGGACCACCATCGGCAAGATATTTAATGATGTCCAATTCCTAACTCCTAACTGCCGCCTTGCTATGCAATACTGTTTATTTCATAGGCGACAAAATAAAAAAGATTACGCAGCCACGTAATCTTGTCCGGTGATTTCCTTGAATTGATCAGCGGTCAGCCAACCTACAAAAACCGCGTCCTTGCATTGTTGTACCGTGAACAGACCCATTGGGTAATACATCTTAAAAATAGAATACATAGTTTTTACCTCTCTTTAGTTAGTTGCCTTTGCGTTTGCCAGTAATGCACTGGTCAGACTAGCGATTTGCGTACCCTGCTGCTTAACCGTCATTTGCGTTTGCAGCAGCTGAGTAGTAAGTGCGCTGATTGCTTGACCAGAGTTGTTCGGCTCTTTGCTGGTGGTTTTATTCAGCTCTTCGATTTTTTCTTTGCTAAGCGTTTCAACCCACTTGTTTTTGGCGACATCAAACTTTGGGCGGTACATGCCAAGACCGCTTTCGTCAGATGGCTTGACTGTGGTTTCGTTAGCGCTTAGAGTTGCGTTTTTTGTAGCGATTTCCAAGTTGTCCAAATTACCATTGCTATCATAATGATAGATGGTAATCAAATCTGAATTGCTGACCCAGTTTTGACCGTCCCAATAAGAATTGTCGGATTGTGGTGCTACCAATGTTTGACCATCTGTCAACACAGCATTATCATCAACGTTTTTAGACCCTAAAAACTCGTGCATGCGATTTTTTAGATTATAAAGATAAACTACTTTGCTCATCAAGATACCTCCTAGCCAACAACAAGTAATGACATTCCAGTTGCAAATGGCGTTAGATCGAAGTTATAACCATTTCTCATCGAAATTTTCCCATTAACTAGATCAAAGCTTAAACCGCTAGCGGGGCTGGCATCGATATGCCCTGCTTGCGCAAAATACGCACCGAATAAGTTCTTGATATTGTCTGACACCTTAACAATATCGACCGCTTGACCTTGCTTGACGGTTGGGGTAGTACACCAACCGGAAAATTCGAGAATTGTCAGCCCTCCCGCTTTATATTGGCGCCAGCACAAGTTTTCACCGCCAAAACCGTTAATGCTAGTTAGCCCTGCTTTGCTCCATTGAGTGCCACTACCACTTGCAGCGTTTAACTTTTCGAAATTGGCCTGGATCGCCTCAGGCCCTTTGTCCATACCAGAGAAAATTTTCGTAAGGTCCATTTTTTTCACCTCTTACTTAGTTCTTAAAATAAATAGCCTTGACGCCGTTAAATGCGCCAAAGCTACCATCATCTAATTTTTGCATTAGTTGGTTGTCGGCAAAGTTGCTAAATTTACTAGTGATTTCTAGCGTGCTAATACCATTAGAAACACTGACAACTTTAACCGGCAACGTTTTTCGATTGCCACCACCAAAAAAAACCACTGGGTTCAGTGCCGATTGGTACGATACCAAGCGGATACTCCAAATAGGTTGCATTGGCAGTTGAACCGACTGTTAAAGTCGTAGGAACACGAATGCGAATGCCTCGTGTTAGTACGCTGATACTTTTTGATTCGCTTTCTCGCAAGCCGTTATAGGCTGTTACGCTTAACGTGTATGCCGTGTTAGGCGATAACCCCGTTACCGTGTAGCTCTTACTGCTTGTAGTTGCGATTAAAGCAGTGCCGTTGCGTACTCGATACTGCATGACATCACCTGCTTTTTAAGTCCAACTCAAACCAACGCTGTTAGTGGTTACGTTGCTTGACGTAAGGTTAGATACGTTGACCAGTGCTTCATAGACCGTGATTGTTACCACGTTTGAAGTCTTAGTGCCAACAGTTGCTTTGATCGTGGTAGTACCAGGCGCAATTGCCTTGACATTTCCAGATTGATCAACCGTTGCAACCGTTGGCGTTGTACTGCTCAACGTGTAGTTTCCGTCCGTTTCGTTAGTTGGCGTTACCGTTACGCTGACCTTAGCCGTGCCACCGACTTCAAGTGCCGTCTTATCAATCGCAATCGTAATGGATTGTACTGGAATTTCGCTCGTAGTTACCGTTACAATGTTCGACTTGGCGCTTTCACGCAGTCCGTTGTAGCTACTTACGGCAAAACGATAGGTCGTTTTTGCTTGCAGACCCGTAACCGTGTAGGTTTTCTGGTCGGTAACTTCCGCAATCTTAGTAAGTTCCCCGCTCTCGCCTACACCTTGATAGATGTAATACTTCAACTTAACTGTACCCCCTTAGTTTAGTTGCGCCATTCTAGCCGTTGCGTGTGCTCATCAATATAGATAGCCCGCAGATCACTAGGGCTTGTCGGCTTGCTGAAATAGCCTGAACCGCCTGCAAGGGCGCTCTTGCCTTTGCCTTCTCCAGTCAGCGCCAGTTGTGCGTTAACATTGCCCAGACTGACCTTGATCGTCTTGTAGCCGTCACGAACATACCATGCACCGGCGCTCGATTCAAAGTTAGGCGCGTCATCAAGGTAGAAATTGCGCGGTAATCGAACCTTAATCGTGTTAGCGTCTGGATACGTAGCCATGCAAGGGACTAGCTTTGTGTTAGTCTGACCAAATCCGCTTGGACCACTCCCTAGCCCGTTAGGTTCAGTGCCGATTGCATATTCGTAATACATGACTTTCGGCTCTGGATAATCGGCTTGATTGTGTACGATTGTGATTTCGTAACCGTAAAGCAAGTCTTCCAGACTATCAGCCGTAACCATGCTTGCGTTACGCTCGGCAACCATGCCATTAGACAGTGCAATGACGTTGGTACCGTCTGGGGTTTCGTCCTTATGCTTAACGCGAATTTGCCAAACAGCGCCATGCCCGTCATCGTAGTTATCCCAACCCTTCGTGATTGCTAGGTCGTTCGCAGCTAATGCAGCATAACTTTGCATGGTCGGGACATCGCTGAATTGCCATGCTCGATCGTGGAACTGAGCTTGTTTCAGCGTTTCTTGGATTTGTTGCGTCATCTCCAGCAATTGATTATAGCGAACATACAACCCATTCTTAGGATCGTTCACTTCTGCCATTGCGTCGTTCAACGATTGCTTGTACTTGGCCAACCATTCGCTGAATTCCTGACTGTACGTTTCGCCCGCCTGATCAAGTTTGCCCTTAATCGTGTTACCTTCATCGGTTACTTGCTTAAGGATTTGTTCAAACTCTTCGATATAATCTCGACCGGCATTGCCAACGTGGGCGAAAAACTGGTCATCGATAACATCAAAATCCATGTCAACGGTTGATACCGTTTGACCGTCTCGGCCAATGAAACGAACAAAAAACTGTTGCCAGTGTCCAGGCACGTTAAATGTGCGCTCGTCAAAGTGCAGCGTTACCCGCCCCAAAGCGATTTGATCATTGCGATCATTAGCTTCTACTGGGTAGATATGCTTATGCACGTACCCTTGACTGTCAACACCGCCGTATTCGTACTGCCAACCCCGCATATCAACGGGCAGACTATTGCTAGTGATATATACCGGCAAATAGTCGTCCGTGTCGCCTACACGGCCTTTGAAATACCCGCTAATATCAAGGATTTGGTCTTGATAGCGCGTTAGATCAAGCGTTAGCCGTGCCTTTTCTCGTAATGCCATTCATTCACCTTCTTTCATCGCTCGTTTAAAGTATCTTCGTCAAGCCCATATGAATTCAGGAAGCCATCTACTTTATCTTGCTTTGCAGCCAACAGCTCAAAGCCCTTTGCGATAGCTTCCCGAACATCTCTCCCATATTGAGCCTTGCGAATCGTTTCAGCAATGCTTTTCATATCATCAGTGGTTGCCATTAGCTTGCCCCTTTCAGCTTATCAACTTCGGCTTTCAATTTGTTAAAGTCCGCTTGCGATACATAGCCCGCCGGTATCTTATCGTTAATGATCGATTGCAATTGTTTCATATCAAACTTAAGCTGCGTTACATCTTCGCTGCTTGCTCCGTTCTGAATAATCGTGGTCGTACTTGACACGTTAGATTGACCGCTTGCTTGAACTTCAGCTACACGGCCAACAATAACCTTAACTCTTTCGAAGTCTTGAGCTTGACGGTTCACTTCTAGCTGATAATCGGTCAGCCCTAACGACTTATCGCCGATAGTCAGCGTTGACTTGTGCGGTTGCAAGAGGTCCACTTCTTTTTGCACCACTCGCAGCAGTTGTGTTTGTGCTACATATGGATTGATAAACATATACCGATCAGCAACTTTGAAATGATCAAAGTTAGGCAAGTTTAACTCAACCGCGCTGACTTCCCAACTCTCGGGCACTCGTTGCGCGTCAATCCATGCTTTTGCTTGGTTCATCAAGTCGTTAGCGTCGGTTACTTCGTTGAACTCAATTGTGCCGTTGATAATGCCGAACTCTTTTTGTAATTCTGGTATATCAATATAATCTCGCCCTTCGTTGACGCTAGTAATCGTTAGCTTTGGCCTAGCAGCATTTGAGTTGCTGACCTCTTCTTTCTTACTCTCGTCTTTTGACTGTGAGCCATCACCGCCGTTTTTGATCAGCGCTTGTGGGTCTAACCACGTGCCATCGTTTGTGAACGACTTCTTGACGGCATCGTAGAAATCAGCTTTAGTAACGCCAATGTGCAAATGATCAGTGTTTCGCCAACCGATAATATCGCCAGTTTTGACCTTATCACCAATATTGACGCGAATCTGACCGGCACTGCTGAATGCCTCTTGATACACGATATTAAAACCGTCCGTACTGTGCGTTACAACATAGTTGCCAAGCCCGCCCATGTAGCCTTTGAAAACTACCGTGCCACCGTGAATAGCATGCACTTCACTACCCGGGTGATCTACGGAACCAAAATCTAATCCATCATGAAATGAATTAGGTCTAAAGCCACCATCATAGCCAAATTTTTGGGCTTGGCTAAAACTGCCTTCGCCAACGCTAGGAAACGGCCAGCCCCAACCGTTAGTGAGCGTTTCGGTCGTGGTATCACTGACTGGGCCATTAACCCGCCGTGTACCAGTTGGGCCCCAACCGCCGGCATGTGAAATGTCAGCAAGCCAGTTTGAATCGTTGAACAGCGCCAACAATTGGTGAAAGCCTTTGTGAATGTCTTCATAGCCTTGTACCTTCCACTTATCGAATGTTGGCTGAATATACTGTAACAGTCCTGTTGACGGGTGCCCTGCCTGTGCGTTGCTATCCCAGTTGTTAGTTACCGTTTCGCTACCACCAGATTCTTGGTTGATACGCCTTAATACGGCATTCAACCCGTTCTGGTCAAGGTTAACGTTCATCACCTTCGCAGCATGCTTAACGGCTTCTGTCCAATCGCCATTAATAGCAGTTGTTGCACCGCCACCAGTCGTTATTGTTGAGTTTTCGCCGTCAACCTCGACTTTCTGGGGTTCTAACTGTTTGCCCAATGGAACGAGCCTAGTTATGACCTTTGTAGGGTCAATCGTAAGGCTAGCCGATTTCATGTTAACTGCTAATTGGATAGGCGTATCGCTCTTGTGATCGTTGCCAATATCAGTTACATAGTCAAGCATGTTCGGGCCGTCCGGCTTGTACTCAGTTACCAGATACCCGCCTAGCTCGTTAATCAGCTTGTCTTTGATTACGTCCCGTGTTTTTGGATAGTCAATTTGCCGATAGGCGTCATCTTTGCTGTTGGTAACGTTGCAGTTACGCAGCTTGAATTGCTTATACTGTGGCACTTGGCTGTTATGAACATCAATCAGCGATTGAAGAAACTCTTTCGGGGTTAACCCAACCGCTTCATAGAAACGCTGAACGCTATCTAACAGATACGCTTCAATGTCTTCGAACGTATACGTTCTGATGAAGCGTCCGCTTGATCGCATTTCTTTTTTCGGTTTGATTGCTCGGCCACGAAACAGCAGTTTATCATCATCATAAACTTCAACGTGCGTGTGCATTGGCCTAACGTTGTCAAACAGCAAGTTATCACGGTTTACGGTTAACTCCAGATCATCAATATCAGTTTCTTTGATCGTTAACTTGCCTTCGCTGACCGTTCGATTTACTCGCTGATCAAGCACGATAAAGCCGTTCTTATCAGTTGGTTCGTTATACCCGATAATTCGATACATTAAACCATCTCCTCACGTTTAAAGACGAACTCTATTGTGCCGTTGCCAGACAAATTAATTTTGTTGTCGCCTATATCAAGCACTACTTGCGTTTGCTTGTAGTTGCCATCGTTTAACGACACTTCGCCGAAACTCCCTTTCGCCTTGACGTTACCAGTTACCACGAAAGACGATAAAACCGGCCGTGAGCCAATGTTTTTAACGTTAACGTCTTGACTACCATTGACGCTGAATTTGACTTGTTGCCATAGCCAGTGCAGGAAGAAAACATCGTCCCAGTAATCAGCACCTTCATTGTGGTTAGTGTAAGCATAAGGATAAGCCGTAAACACTATTGACGCTTCAAGCGTTTCGTTGTCGCTGCTATCATCAACTTCAACGCTTTTGCACTTGGCCCACCAATAGTAAATAGGTTCGTGAGTATCGATCAGCTTACCCCAGTTGTGGGGCATTAGTTGCCGTTTCAGCTCTTGTTCAAAGCCTTTGCGGTTGTGATACTCTTCGCCTACATATAACAGCTTGTAGGTGATTTCTCGATTATTGAAAAACCGTTCGTTATCAATCATCGAAAAATCGTAGCTACCTTGACGATATGGCACGTTTTCGGTGATTTCTTGTTCTTCCGGTGTCGGTGCCGTTCGCTCGGTCAACCACCAACCAGATTTAATGCTGTCAAAATCAGCGAAAGCAAAACCTTCAACGTTCGGCAACGTGTCAACGTCAACTTCGGTTGGCGGTAAATCCCTAAATATGAATTCCATTAACTCCCCCTATCCTTTAATGCCGTTCGTTGTCCTAATCGTTGATCGTAACTGCCAGCCGTTGCGCCAACAAGCACGCCAGAATCAAGAATCATCGTTGTATCTTTGCCTGCAATTTGACGCAGTAAAGCGTTGTTCTGCATTTGCAAAGTGCTGTCTTGCATGGTCAACGAACCGGCGAACCGTGATTGTACATCGCTTGCCATGCCGTTCAAGCGGTTAGCGAAACCAGATACATCAGGTTGCATTGCGTCGGTGATTTGCTTGTTCATTGCCAAAACAGACTTTTGAACATCGCTAAAACCATCAACTAACCCGTTGCCCAGACCGTTCATAATTGCATGACCGGCGGGAATCAGCAAACGCCTGTCGACGCTGATAGGCCCTTTGTGGGCTTTAATCCACTTGCCAATGCCACCGACAAACGACTTGACACTTTCCCAAGCCGATTTAAGACCGCCAAGCAAACTGTTCATGATTGCCTTACCGTTAGCCGATAAATCAATATGAGCAACCGCATTAATGATCTTGCGTCCAACCTGCGCCATTGCGCTGCCTAAGCTACCCATCATTTGCAGAATACCTTTTATCAAAGCAGTTATAATTTGTACCCCTGCTGCTATAATCTGCGGTAAGTTGCTAATGATAGCCCCTGCTAATGCAACAATGATTTGTAACGCACTAACCACAAGCAATGGCAGCACTTGTGCAATACCATTAATTAACGCTGTAAGAATCTCTACCCCAGCTTCAATGATCTGTGGCAAATTGCTAATAATAGCATTAGCAAGTGCCATAATGATTTGCACGCCGGCCGTAATAAGCATTGGCAATACGGTAACAATGGCGTTAGCAAGTGCCATGATAATTTGCAGACCAGCCGTAATGATCATTGGCAAACTTGCAACTATGGTATTGATAAGCGCAATCAGAATCTGTACGCCCGCAACTATCAGTAGTGGCAACGCAGCTGTAATCGCTGTGGTCAACGACGTAATGATTTGTGTACCAATCGCAATGATTTGTGGAAGGTTCTCAGAAATACTGTTAGCAATACCTACAATGACATTAGTTATCATTCCGACAATCAGCGGAATGTTTGCGACAATAGCGTTAGTTACGTTCGTGATAGTATTGCTTAACTGGTCGAAAACTTGAGTAATGCCATCTGCGTTTAGCTGTCCGGTTTGCAACCAAGCTGTTACAAAACTAATGACAGCCCCCGCAGCCACTCCCCAAGGGCCGGATAAGCCTAACGCAGCCAGCCCAACTTTAGCTAAAGTGCTAACAATCATAGACGCGATACGGCCGATGCCACCTAATTTGCCTACAAAGTCTTGAATGGCCTGACCGCCGCCGCCTAATTTACCTACAAAGCCTTGAATAGCCTGGTAAGTGGCTTGCATTGATTGTATAAAGCTATTCCAAGCACCAATGAGCGCAGCACTTTTTGAACTAACAATTTGGCAAAAAGCATTCCATACATTGATTGCCGTATCACAAAACGACTTCCATACTTTTTTACCAACTTCGGTTTGAGTGAAAAAGTAAGCTAATGCAGCTATTAAAGCGGTGATGCCAGCAATGATCAAAATAACCGGATTGAGTGAAAGCACCGCGTTAAATGCCATTTCGGCAAGCGCAGCAAGTTTCAATGCTATGCCAACCGTTGTTAAAATGCCAACGAAAGTCATTAAAGCAATTCCTAAACCAGTAATGATTTGGATTGCCGGCCCGCCATTGTCAATCGCGTTGACAATGCCAGAAATTGCCTTAATTCCTACACCACTCAAAGCATCAAAAGCTGGTTGCAGCTTGTTCGTTATAGTTTCAACCAACCCGTCCATCGCTTGACCTAACGTTTTGTACTCCGTAGACATTTTAGTAAATGCTTTGTTAGTACCAACTTTTGCAATAGCATTAAAAAAGTCTTGGGTTTTGATTTTGCCATCATTAACAGCAGAAACCATTTCAGACGTTGACATGCCCATTGCTTTTGCAACTGCAGCAATGCCGGCCGGGGTTTGTTCAAGCATAAGCTTAAAGTCTTGCCATTGGACCGTTGGCTTAGCAGCCATCTGCGTTGCTTGTTGCGACAACGTTTTCATCGCCTGTTTAGGATTTTCCGCAGCAGACGCAAGCCCACCGAACCCCTTAACAAGTTTGGTAGTGTTTTTGATGCCGACTGCTGCCAGTTGACTATACGTCGTTGCCATATCAGACGCTGAATAAATCGTTTGCTGAGCATATTTGGTCAACTCAGATCTGACTTTTCCTATTTGGCTTTGCGACTTGCCTAGATACGACATGTTGCCTTCGAACGTTTTCCAAGTTGCGCTTGCTTCGTTCAACCCGCTAATGACTTCGCCCAGACTGTTTTTAATCAGCCCCAAAGCTCCGGCGGTTACCGCAGCACTTGCGCCAAAAACAGCGCCGTTCGCAGCAAATTTGCTTGCCGACTGATTGCTTTCGCCAACAACTTTGCTAAGGCTATCAACAGCCGCTTTCATCGTTTTGGTGAAATTTTGATCGACAGCGGAAAGAATCGCCTCGATACTCATTTCTTCTGCCATTCTAACCGCCACCTTTCCATGCTTGCATATCAATCAGACCGCGCTTTTTAAGCTCTCTGAATTCCTTGTACCGCCGTTGAAACAGTTTCGTGGTATTTTCCTTGTCATTGTCGTTAGAACGTCCATACTGGGCGTTAATCGCAGATAATGACTTGGTAATGCCAACGTCTTTAAGAAACTTTTGAACAGACGCATATTTCCACTTTGGATTTTTACCGCCTGTGGTTGCTTGAACAGCATAGTTGTACCACGCTTGATATGCCTGATCCTCACGTTTGCGAATCGCTCGCAGTTCGTATGCTTCTAGCCGTAGTTGATATTCAGCTAACGTAATACGCTCTGCCTGTTTTACATCGTTAAAGCCTAGATATGCCAGGCAGTTGACCAAGATCATGCGATATGTTTCTTCACTTGTCTGGTCGTTCTCTTGACTATCTAGGCTTTCAGATTTTTTGTCGCGGTCCGCGCAGCATTGCTTGATTTCAGCTCCTTAGTGACGTCATCGAACAACTTATCAATGTTCGTTTTCTTATCATCAAGGTAAGCGTCAATATCGCTTTGCGATGGCCGTTCCCTATTGTCCCACGCAGCACAGTAAAGCAGATCTGCCAGTACGGCAACATCATAGCTTCGTAGTGCGGGAACAGCTTTAGTTAGTGCCATACCGAAATTTTGTTCAACGCCTTTAATATCAAGCGTCATGCCGATTTTTCGATCAAGCTCACGAATAAAGCGAACGCCAAAATTAAGGTTGACATCTTTGTTGTTAACTTTGATTTGCATTAATAGTCCTCCTAGTTATCGCCAACACCTTGTCCGGCGTCAGTTTCTTTGTTCCAAGCCTTACCGGCTCCATCAGTGCCATCGTTCTTTGGCGTGCCTTCGATTGCACCAACGCCACGGAAAATGTAAGCCAATTCGGCTTCTTGCTCTTCACTCAGCGTTACCCAACCACGAACTGGACCATAGTCAACCGTGATAGTCGTTTCACGGCTCGAAACATCGTCTGGATCGTTATCATTGCTGTCTTCAGTAACCTTGCCACGCAAATATAAGGCATAATATTGTCCTTCAGAGTTTTTACGTTGTCGGTTAACAGCCCAGAATTCCATTTCTTCGTTGTCGAAAATGGAATCAAGCAACTGATCGGCAATCTTGGACCAGTTGTTGACAAACTCAAACTTGAAGTCAGTTTCCAAGCTTGACGTGGTAGTTACCGTGCCAGACTTAGTTTTCTTTTTGTCGGAATCTCGTTGCGGGTCAATGCTTAAACTTGTCTGATACGGGATAAGCTGACCGGCAACTTTAGCAGCTTCCGCCAACTTGCGGGCATAGACAACGACATTAACACCCTGGATTTTCTCTAAATCAGTATTTGCCATTCTCTCACTCCTAACTCAATTCGAACACAAGCGACACAATGCCATGCATTAACACGGTATCTTTAACGCTCGTATCAGTGATTATTTGATTGCTGTTAAGCGACGGCCTACCAACGAACCGGAAATTTTCGGAAAGTAAAACGCCCTGTCCAATTTTAGACAAGGCGTTCATCATTTTTGCCACGTTGTAGCGATTTTCTCCGGTGTCCCACACGTTAAGCGTGATATCGATTCTAGCCCCGTAGGCGTCCTTATACGGGCTAATGGTGGAATTTACATCGCTAACGTTAACGAACGGGTACGGTGCATTCTCGCTCTCTAGTGGCAAATGATCATATACGGTATATCCTAGCTCTTGTGCTCTAGAAAATACTGCGTCGAATAGCTCCTGTTCAGGTATCATGGCCGTTGCTCCTTTCTTACTTCATCATCTTTTTAAGATCGTTAACAAACTGAACACTCTGGTACGCAAATGCCGGTTTAAGCGTAGGCCGTGCCGACATGAACCGAGTGCCGTACTCCAAATAAGGGAAATACTCAGTGTGTGGCGCAACGGCTACTGTCATGCCAGCATTTGAAAACGTGGTAGACAGCGAACGCCTGGTAGTACCGCTCGCTTTAACGAATTTGCTACCTTCCATGTGCCCAGTATAAGCAGCAAGCATGTTCTGTGCCGTTTTCGTCTTAAGCAGTGCACCATGTTTGGCAACAATCGTTTTCGTTTGCGTTGCCATCATCATAGGTCGCTTTGCGATTGCGCGTTGTAACTCCCTAGCGCCCTTAAGCTGAAACGTTACTTTAGCCATTGCTTTCACCCACAATCAGTGTGAACAGTTTTAAAGGTTTTCTCATCGTCTGCAATACATACTTTTGCTTGTTATCATCAATGGTCAAATAGGACCACTTAGGCGGTGCAGCATAAAGCCGTATCACTAGACTGTTCTGTTTATAGTCGCCGAACAATTGCACCGACTTAACCGTACCAACGTCAGTTACGTTTCCGTGTAGGATTGAAACCAGTTTTTCACCGCCTACATAGCCGTGTGTTTTCGGGTCGTAGTGCCGTTCTGACTTATCGTAAAACTTAATTACGTGATCAAAACGCATTTAATCGCCCCGCTTCCAATAGAACGGGTCAACCGTAGTTAGTACGCCATGACTATGGCGCTTGCGCCAGTCGTCGATATCAGCCTGGAAATCGTCAAAATCGTTACTGTTAAACGTAATACTTTCGCCTTCTTGGGTATATGAACTCATACCCTCGTTTTTAAGGCGATTATAGCGCCGTACAGCAACTTCAATCGGAATGTAAGCTAATTCGTTAGGCACTTGTTCGCCAGCGTCTAAGGCTAACTTAAACCGCAGTTGTAAGTCAGTGTTTTTGATAATCAGCGCCAAAACAGAATCTTGGCTTGTGTCATCAGTCGCAAGCCCTAGCATTGTTTTTAAATCGTCAAGACTTGCCATAATAAATCACCTTATCTACTAGTGTCCCACACCGCCAGCTTCAGCCGCTGCTTGAACCGTTGCGACAACCACCTTCGTATCGTCATATAGGAACGCTGCAAAGTGTTCAGTTGCCGTCATCTTAGTAGCATCATGATCAATATCTTGTTGTGTCTTAAGTAGTACGTTACGCTTCATGACCAGTTTCAGTGCTGGTGAGCTTTGGTTAGCCTTGATCAAAATCATCTCGGTATCAGTCAGCTTCTTACTCCGTACGATTTGAGCACCCAAAACATCGTAGTACGTGCCGTTGATAACTTGGTTAGCTCCGGCTTCACTACCTAGCTTCTTGTTAATTGCGTCCATACGTAGTTTAGATGCCGTCTTAGGGCTCATGATAGCAACGACAGTGGAATCATCTTCATCATTAAAAACATCAAGTGCCGTTTGCAGGCCTTCAACCGTTGGCGCGATCGTTGCCTTTTGACTGCCACTCTTCGCAGCAGTCAGTACGGCCGTATCAACAAAATCAGCAATGCTCAGTCCCAGTTGCCGAGTGCTTTCACCAATTGCATCACCGTAACCAGACAGCACAGCTTCATCAGTAATCATCGTACCCTTGGCTGCTTTTTGAACCTTAACCTTGGTCATCTTAGTGCCTAATTTGTCGAACGGGATCGCTTGGCCTTCGGCAATGTTTTTTGCATCACCAATGTAGGTGAATTTAGGAAATTGCAGAGTATCACCAGCATTGCCAACAAGTGTGTTATCGATTTGTGCAAGTGGCGTGAACCGCATTGCATGTTGCATCGTGTATTGAACAATTGGCGCGTTGACCTCAGGATTTACCAGGTCCGCAATCATCGTCATGCTATCTGCCATAATTATTTGCCTCCTAGAATCTTCACATATTCGTCTGGGTTCTCACGCTGAAATTTAATTCGGTCGGCGGGTTTCAGTTTGATAAGATCGTTAGGCGTCAATGGCTTAACCTTCTTCCCGCTAACTCGTGGCGTTTTCCCCGCTAACAGTTTGTTTCGTTCATCTTCTCGAATCGCCTCAATCGCGGTCAGCAGCACATTTACGTTTGCTTGAGTGCTTTCGGCGGTATCAGTTACAACCAAGTCAAGCAGATTGTTATCAGCGTTGTTAAAACCACCGTCTGCCAACATTTGCTTGGCACTATCACGCATTTCATAACGTGCCAGCTTTGCAGCAGCTTCTTCAGCCCGCTTGTTTGCTTTCTCCAGTTCGTAGTTAGCCTTTTGTTCGGCGTTCATACGGGACAGCTTCTTGGCCTCGTCTTCCTTAGCCTTAAGCTGTTCCTTTTGACGCTCCAAACGTTGGCTAACGATTTTGTTAACTTCGTCTTGCGTGAAAGTCTTGGCTTGTTGCTCGCCTTGCTTTTCTTCGCTATCGCCTGGCTGTTCTGATTCGGTATTTGGTGCACCGTCCGAACCTTCACTGCCTTGTTCAGCAAAGAATTGCAACATCATTGGCAAGCTATGAGTTTTAACAAGCCCGCTCTGTACTAACTTTTTGTACATGGATACACCTCGTTTTAAGCCCGGTCGGCTATATAGTCCGAACTTGTTCTTTTAGGCCTGCAAATAAGTCAAAAAGGCCAAAATTTAAGCATGAAAAAAGAGAACCCTTGCTATGCATGAGTTCTCTCGATTTTGTTTTTAATTCAGAAAATAAAAAGGCCTAGCACGCAGCTAAACCTTAATAGATAATTCCATCAAAATATTTTTTGAACATCGGGTCATCGTCTGGTAGATCATCAATTGATTTGCCTTGCTTAACGCAATAATCGATTAATTCAATCTCTTTTGGACCCATTAAAGGCCACATAGTGCCGAACTTATCAACATATCTTTCAATGGCGTTGTAAGTTTCTTTATCAAAGCCTTTATAATACTCCATGATTTCTTGCTTGTCGTTCATGATATCAGCCTTTCAGTTTTTCTAATCGCTTAATGTATTCTGCATACGCTTTAGGGAAATACTTTTTGATAAGCTCCAGCGACTTAGGATTGTTGACTGTCGCACTCGTTGCCTCAGCAAAGAATTCTGTACTTCTCAGATCAGGCGAACCTTTGCGCCAATAATCCTTTGGGTGCCCAACGCCGAACGGGTACGATTCTTTCTTGTAGATAGCCCCGAACATATCAGATATATCGCCTTTATCTTGGGTAGTATAACCATTCTCCCGCAGTTCTTGTTTGACTTCTTTGATCATATCGTCTTCGACATAGCCCCGCAGCTTACGCAGGCCTGCAACCGTTGGTGTGCCGTCTTTCTTAAGTTTAATCGTACGTCCAGAATTGCCTTCAAGCAAGCCCAGACCGTTGACTTTATCAGCAAACTTAATGCCGTTGCCGTATAGCTTGTTGTATCTCTCATCTAGCATTGCATTGTAGTCCTGGTCGATGAAACGATACATGCCATCGCTAACGTTAACTCTTCCTTCTAGCGCTTCCCCGTCAATCAAATGCCCGAATTCGTGGTAGAAAACATCATACTGTTTCTGATAGTAGCTTTCGCTGTTATCAAGATTCATGGTTTTAACGCCAATCTTAACGTAATGCTGTGAAGGCGAATAGTACGCCATTTTGTTAGGCATATAGTCGTTAAGAACCATCTTGTCGCTATACTTGGCCCAGACCGTTTTAATTGGCTCTGGGGCTTTGTCCAACCGTTTAGCAAGTTCAACGCTGACTTTCTCGCCCAGCTTTGAAACAATCGTATTGTTCAGATACGTTTCTTTCAGCTCTTTGTCGGTGAGTTGCTTTGGTTTCTTAGCAGCCTTTGCACCAATAGCATTTTCAAGCGCCTTTGAACGTTTGCCACCGACAAGGTTATCATCTTTGCCATCAACCCACGTTTCAGAAATGCTGCAACGGCAATTGGGGTGGGTATCATCTGGGATTTTTGGCACTTTAGCAACCGTATAGACGCCTTCGCCGAATCCACTATCACGACTTGCAATCGCACGACAAGCAGGGCACGCTTTCGGCTCAGCAAGCCATTGAACGTAGTTATAGCCGTGCTTTTTAATCGATTCAAGCTGCACGTTCGTTTGGATTCTTGCACTCTCAGTCCGTGCTAATCGTTCGGTTACATATCTCTGATTGCCAACCGCTGTTTTGACTTGTTCTCGTAGTCGTGTAGCCATTTTACGTGGGTTTTGGCCCTGTATCATGCCAACACTTAAAACTTGGTCTAGCTTTGCTTTAAGGGCGTCTTGGTCAGCCCACAAACGTTGGCTAAACGTTGCCCCGTTTGTTTGCGCCATTAGGATTTTAGCAGCATCTTTTCCCGTCCAAGGTGAACGTTGCGCGCTGTCCATCATGATACCGGCTTGCCTAATGACTTCTTTTTGGTAATCACCGCTCAACTTATCTCGCATACTAGAATCGACTTTGATGTTAGCTCGTAGCATATCAAGACCAACTTCGGACTTTAAATGCTCAAGCCGGTTGATTCGCATTGTAGCGTTGTAGACCTTCAAACGTTGGTTCACTTGGTCGCTAAAATCAGCATACGTTACCTTCTGACCATTAGCCCGCATTTTCTCCGCCTCAGCCACGATTGACTTAGCCTTGGTTTCGTACGCTTTAACGTCCATTTGCGTTACTTGGTCTTTGCCTACTCGGTTAAGCTCTTTTTCGATACTGTCGTTAATGTCTTCGATAGCTTGGTTGTAGTAGGTATCTAACAGTTTGCCAAACTCCGCATCGTTTTCAAGCTGTTTGAGTTGCCAGGCCTTCTCTTGCTTGGCTCGCTCTTCCCAGTAACTACTCGGCATTTACATCATCGCTTTCGGTGTCTTGCTTCTGCTGATCGGTCATGGACGGAATAGCCTGCAAGTTGTTACGCACGTCTTCGGCTTGCTCTTCCCGCATACGTTCGATTTCCTTCTTCGGATCATCGACGATTGACAACGTGCTTAACTGGGTTTCCTTCGATACGATGCCTGACAACGTAGACGCGGTTTGTGCCTCGTTCTCAACGTCAAGCGGAATGTTACGGGCCGGCACAATTTGCAAGTCTTTCATAACATCAGCACGGCTAACTGTGCCAATCGCTTTGCCCAGACCTAACGCAGTGCCTAGTAGTTGACGCAGACTGATTGCAAACTTACGATCTTCAAACGCAGCTTGATTCTGCATGCTTAACAGCTTATAGCGAATCGCAACCCCGCTTGCGTTACCGCTAAATGCTTCATCGTTAAGGTTGGCAACCATTGCGGTTTGGAAAATATCATCTTTCAAGCGACTAAGCATGTTTTCTTGCATGCCGTCGCCATCTGGCTTGGTAATAAAATCGACTTCACCTTGCGCAGCATCTGCACTTGGTGAGTAAAGCACGTGATCTTGTTCAAGATTAAGAACTGTTTTGCCGTCTTCATCTGTTGGCAACGGAATGCCCAGAATCTTAAGATAAGCGTTATCAAAGTAAGCAACTTGGTTAGCTTTCTGACTGATAGCGCGGTCATACTCTTCGACCAACGTATCAATCTTGCCAATCAGCGAAAGGCGCTCATCGTTAGCATAGAATTCAGCAGCAGGAACATAACCGAATAAGTGGTTGGTCTGTTCCATTGTCTTGCCATCGTTGCCGAAATAAGTAATTTCTTTGTCGGTATATACTTCACCGCTCAACTGGTTGTTGTAGCTTGAATACCGCACGAATGCAACGGGATTCCGTTTAATCGTCGTGTCGTAGATCATAAAGCTACTATCGGGAGCAGCAACCGCAATTTCAGTTTCGCTGTTTTCATTTTGATAAGCCATCATGTACGACCGACCATAGATAGCGACTTGTTTTGCAACTTCGCTCAGCTTGTCCTGGAACGAGTTGACGTTCAACCAGTCTTGCAAGCGCTCGTTAGTGCTATCGTCATCTAACGCAATCTTAGGCGGTTTGCCAATGAAATAACCTACATACGTATCTACAACATAGTTAGCCCAGTTGCTAATGATACGGTTGTCAGGTCTAAAAGATCGATAACGTGGTTTGCGCAGAATGTCATGGTTACCGCTATACAAGTCGTAGTAGTGGTTATATTTCGTAGACCGTTGCCGATTATCGTTGATGAACTGCATTAAGCTAGTCGTGTCCAGCTCTTCACCAGCGAATAGATATACGCCTTCTTTGGTAACGTAGCAGTTTTCGCTAATCGCCTTTTGAATTGCCATTCTCTCACCTCTTTTTTAGAAATATCTTGAACGAATCGTCCGTGCTTGGTTGTCGCGGTGTTGGTTAAATACTGCATAGCGTAGGCTGTCCATTACGTGGTCGTTCTCTTTGACAGGCTCGCCGGTCTTGTCGTCCCAGACGTACTGATAAATTTCGTCCAGAAACTGGTCAACGCCTTCTTTAACAACGAAGAACTTGCCTTGTTTCATATACTCGCTAACCTTTTCGATACCAGCCATCTTTGCCTTGTTAGCGTTGCGGGCTTGAATGCCAGCTTGCTGAAACTCGCTCACGTTGTCAGGCCGTGCAGAATCGCACCAAAAAAGGATATTCCGGCCGTACTTGGCTTGAATATCCTTCGCAATGCTTTTCCAGTAATCAATAAATTTGAACTGTTTCGTGTGCTCTTCGATCAGATAGACGTTGCCTTGCCTATCGTCGCCAAAGACCGTAATAACACCGGCGTGGTCAAAACCCCAGTCGACACCACAATAGTAGCTCAAGTCGTCCGGTAAGTCCTGCTTGTCTATCATCATGGTTCGCTTGTCAAAATCACGATAAACAACGCCATCACCGCTGACCCATAAACCTAAAATATCACGATCGTAAAAAACCCCGCTCGGTTTAGACGCCTTCAAAGATTCGACGTAATCGGCTGATAGCGTTGGATTATCGTCAATCGTGAAATTAAAGTATATCGTTCTCGCTTTGGGGTCGTCCTTATCAATATGGTTAACCTTAAGCCAATGCTGCGGGTTGTCTGGGTTTGTGTCGCAAATAATCTTGCTATTAGGCTTTGAACAACGGTTATTGATTTCTTCAAAAACTCGTTCATTTGCCAAACTGGCCTCATTTACATAAGCACCATATGAAGTAAAACCACGTGCACCGGCTAACCCACGAATAGAATCTGTATAGATTGGCGTAATATCAACGCCAAACAAATGAAAATGGTTATGCCGGTCTGGTGGTAAATCAATACCAAACGTGTTTGAAATACTTAAAATTACATTGTTATAAATTGAACCGCTAGACGCACCAGCCAAGATATATTGCGGGTGTTTTTCGCCTTCTAGTTCTGCTTGCTTGGCAACTCTACGTAATTCAAGCAGGAACAAATAGTTATTTATGAAAGTCTTGCCACTCCGAACTGCTCCAGATAGTATCATCATACGAAAGTCTTCATTTAGATACGTATGCAGAACCTTATTCTGCTTTTCCGTAAATAAATCAGTTAGCATTCTCTTCACTATCCTTGCGTTCGATTGTAGTAAGCATTTTATCAATCAGCACTTCGACATCTGCGCCGTTTTCTTCAAGCGACTTTGCCCTTGCCTCCGCCACTCGTGCATCAGCATTAGCCTTACGGATCTTAGCCCGTGTAAGCTCAGGCGTATCATTATCAGACAGCATACCGGCCATTTTCAGAATGGTGGTTGCTGATTGCAGCTGAACCATTTCAGACTTGGCGTTCAATAAGTCAATTAATGTCCTAAGTGCCAGGCTCTTGTACTTCCCCTTGATTGCTTTGGAAGCATAAGCATTAAAGGCTGGCTCATACCATGAGCGCTTGCGCCAATGTGAAACAGTGGTTTCATTCTTCAAGCCAATCTTAGGAGCAATTTCTTTATTGCTATGTCCACCTTCAAAGTCAAGCCTGACAAGGGTTTGCTGAACTTTTGTCAGCCTTGAAAAAGGGTCGTTTATTGCTCCATCTTGCTTCTTACTCATGGCATATCACCACACCTCGTTTCGTCAAAATAAAAAGCGATAGCAGTTAAGCTATCACACTTCAAAATACTTATTTTTCCATATCGCCCTATCGAATCGCTGTTCAATAGTGCCAGCCGGCGACAAGATCATTTCATAACCATCTTTGCATTTTGTAGTAACCGTATCATATCCGGTTTCGCCATCTTCATAAGCTTCAGCAACTATCAAGCCTTCTATATCGCTTGCGTTGATAGCGTGCATTTTGCCTTCAATGTCAGGTACTAAATAAATAACGTTTGATCGTTCCATAATCACACCTCACAATTTCATTCTCGGCGGTTTGACACTATACATAGCCTTTTTATCAATCTTTGTCTTAACAGGCTCGTGTCGCTCATTCTCGGCCTTGTGTCGTGCTCTGCATATCCGGTCAGCATAAGCCAACATGATATACTCAGACCGGCTACTGACTAGCCCGTATTTCTTTGTGATAAACATTCGTTCGCTCTCCTGACCGAATAAAAAAGACGGGCCGAAACCCGTCAATTGAAACTGATGCGTAAGCAGCACGCCAACGACCACTGTCAACGTACACGCTAACTATATTAACTCAATGAAAAGTAAATTTTTTATTTTTCCCTTATGAGAAACAATAGTTTTTTGCCCGTAGGCAACGTATCCCGCAGGAATCGAACCCACATCTTCCGCTATACATGGCGGCTGCTCGCCCATTGAGCTAAGGATACAAAACCCGCCGGCGTTGATAAGGAACACCAGTGCCGGAAGGATAATATATGCAAAGGATTATGCAACCCGTTTCAAATTGTGCCATTTCTGGCAAAGGATAGGTAGTGGACTCGCACCACTTTTTGCATGCTGCTAACGCAGGTGGATCGTTCAAATAACGTTAACAGCAAGCCCACCTGGGACCTTCCAACTATCTGTCGTGTCTTCCAGATAGTAACACCGTAAGACGGAATCGCACCGCCTCGCAAATGATCAGTATTGGAGCGATCAAGTTTAAAGGTTTACGGAAGTAATCATTTGCCATCTTATACGGTATGAAAAAGCAAGTTTCCTTGCTTTAGTAGGTAAAAAGTCGCTTTGCAATCGCGAATATTTTTTATTGCGCATGCAAGCCTAGAAATCAAAGTATGACTAAAGTCAACAATCGTCTTGAAAGGATTTCATTTCCAACAAATTTGAAAGACCATCGGAACAGAAAGGTTCTATGCCATCTCTGGCACAATACCAATTTACCACTTTATCAAGTGCTGTTGAATCCCCTCTTAGTACCCCAGTTGGTACTACCTTATATACCACTTTTTAAGCCGTTGCTTTCTTCATGATTGTAAACGTTGGGAATAGCTCTTCAACTTGGTACTTTGCAATGGCTGTTTCGATTGTTTCCGAAAACTCATAGCACGCAAACTTTTCCGACTTATGCCAGCTCTTGTTGCTACTGATATGCAGCAGCTCTTTGACGTCTTCTACTTGTTCCCGCTTCACAAACCGGTTTTTCAGAATAACACGGCTTTCTTCGCTCAAGCAATTGTTGATTGCGTCATACACCGCATTTAATGCCCGTGAATACTCCGTGTGAGCGATAAAGGCGTCTTCGTTATGATTTCCACCACTACCGCCGAAACCACCGTCAGCAGACAATGACGGGCTTTTAATATCGCCTGACCCCGCCTTGCGCAAAATATGGCTAAACGTTCGTTTGTTGAAACCATCGTCAAAGAAGAAATCACGCACTGCTTGGCGGGTTGCCTGCTCATCGATTTCGTCAAATAATTCTGCTTGTTTAACTGACATGCCTAACCCCTTTCGACTTCATAGCGTCCCAGATATGGCTTTTTAGACCGGCGTTTCAAGTAATTATTAATTGTTCGGTGCGTAAAACCTAGCTCCCGTTCTGCAGCTTGAATGCTGTTATAATGCATGACTTTGCCCAGCTTTAAATCTTTGATAGTGATTTTGATACCAGGTTTTTCTGCTATTGACGGTATCTTTTTGTGCATAACCTTTAACGCACCATTTTTCCGAACGTGGTAAAGATAACCGCTTCTGGAAATTGGCACGTTATCGATAACCCAATGCCAGTTTTCGCCTCGCTCCAGCGCTTCCTTTTGTTTTGCGTAAATCTCGGCTTCAATAGCAAAGTTATCAACGCTTTGTTCGGGCTTGTGATAGCTTGCTCGCATTTCCTTGATCATCGCTTGCAGCTTCTTGTACTTCGCTGTTGCCGTTTCACCGTCTGGGCAACCGTCATCGTCTAAGAAATCGTACTCAAGATATAAATCGGGATACGTTGTTCGATACCAGTTTTCCAACTGGCAGAATTCTTGCATGTCAATCATCTAACCACCTACCACTTTCATAACCGCCAATGCTACCAATACCCAGAACACCAGGCATGTAATAATAACCAAGCCCAACCCGTTCCAGTTTTTACGATTCATTCTGTTCCTCACTTTCGATTACATGCCTTCCAGTCGTATATACGCTTTCCCAACCAGTTAAAATCTTTGGAAAGTGCTTTGAATAGTAATGCCCTTCGTCGTTATACATTTCATCAAGCAGCACGGTTTTGTTTAGCTTGTTCAGCTCGATAATTTGATACAGCCTAAAACCATCAATCAGCGTTACCAGCTCGTTGTTACAGAATGCCCGCTCTACATTAGCCATGTTCTAGCCTCGCTTTCGCTTTAAATCCTTGATTCGCCGATTAATCAAGACATAGTACGTTTCTAGCAGCACGAATTGCGTTTCCGCTAACGAAAGTTGCGCATCACTAACCGTCTGCCGATCGTGCTGAATGTCTAAGAAAGCGACAAGTTCATCAATCTTTTCGTCAACTTCTTTACGCTCGTGTTTCAGTTGCTTTTTTAGTCCTTCCATAATCCACGCTCCCCCCTAAAAATATCTTTGTATCTACTTTGTTCAGACGGAGCTTTTACGAACTGCAACAACCCTGGCGGCTCCGTCTTCAAAGACTGTTTGGCTTTTTTATTCAGGATTTCATTTTCAAGCTCTTTCGCGCGATGATAAGTGCGTTTGCGAAATTTGTGCGGTCGGTCAGCGAATTTCCTAATGTCCTTATGCATAAGTCCTTCTTGATCGAATATTTTCCAGAATTTTCTAGCTTTGACATCTAGAAAGACATTGCACTTGTGCTGTCGTGCCCGTCTAGTGCTCATTTAATCGTTGCCTTCTTCCTTAACTCTTCGTACTCATACGTGTTCTTTAGCTCATCAATCTTTCGCCATACCTTGACAACTTCATCGAGCTTATACTCTTTCAGCGTTGCTCCATCGCCAGGAACCTTAACATCAAATCCGTTTTCCAAGTCGAGTATGCATACAACAAAGTTCCAGCCAACACCATCGTCTACAGAAATACGAATTGGGCTTGTTTTGCGCCCTGAATGGAGCAATTGCATAACGTCTCGTTTTTTGGTAGCAAACCAGACTTTGATGTACGGGTCTCTGTCATATCCATGTGGGCAGAATAAATTAGTCCAAAACAATTCATTAACAATTCATTGGTCATTTTCGCAACATCCTATCAAATAGCTCATTTAATTCCTTCGCAAGCTCCGGATTCTGTTTCTCACGCTTGTGCCATTCGTAGGCCGACTCAGCACATACAGCGTGCAACAAGTTAACGCCACGAGTCTTGCGATGGTTGTTTAAATGCATCCCCGGCCGATGGTGATATTTCTTTTCATACTCAACCAGGTCT